GTAGTCGCTGGGGGTTAGCGGAAACCGAACACGCAATAAATGCTGAACATGTTATTCACTTATCTTTATCAGAAGGCTTGGATAATAATTATCCATTTGGTAATAGTTTATTAGAAAATGTCTTCAAAGTATATAAACAAAAAGAATTATTAGAAGATGCAATTTTAATTTATCGTATTCAACGTGCTCCAGAAAGACGTGTATTCCATATTGATGTTGGTAATATGCCTAGTCATTTAGCTATGGCATTTGTTGAACGTGTAAAAAATGAAATTCATCAAAGACGTATTCCAAGTCAATCTGGTGGTGGGCAAAACGTTATTGATAGTGCATATAATCCATTATCAATTAACGAAGATTATTTCTTTCCAATGACTGCTGATGGACGTGGTAGTAAAGTTGATGTATTACCAGGTGGTACTAATTTAGGTGAAATTGATGATTTAAAATATTTCACAAATAAATTATTCCGTGGTTTACGAATTCCAAGTTCATATTTACCTACTGGTGCGGATGACAGTCAAGCATCATTTAATGATGGTCGTGTTGGTACTGCATATATTCAAGAATTGAGATTTAACAAATATTGCGAGAGACTTCAAAACTTAATCACTGAAGTATTCGATATTGAATTTAAATCATATATGCATTCACGTGGTGTAAACATTGATTCGAATTTATTTGAATTATCATTCAACCCACCACTCAATTTTGCTAGTTCAAGACAGGCTGCATTAGATACTGAACGCATTAACACATTTAACACCATTCAACAATTACCATATATGAGTAAACGTTTCGCTATGAAACGATTCTTAGGATTAAATGAAGATGAAATGGCAGAAAACGAACGTTTATGGGGAGAAGAATCTGGTAAAGGTCAACCAACCCATACAGATTCAGCAGGTGAAATGAGAAGTGCTGGCTTATCCGCTGGTGGTATTGAAGGTGATTTAGGTATGGCCGGGGATCTAGGCATACCTCCAGAAATGGAAGGAGATCTACCACCAGATTCAACTGGTAATGTTCCAGGTGCTGCGCCTGGAATGGGGCAAAATCCACCCCCCGTGAGCCCAATGTGATAAATACATTATGATTTTAAGAGAATTATTTTATATTGATCCAGATACTAGGCAAGTGGCTAGTGACTTACGTTATGACCCAAAGCATGACGAAAGCACTATGCACAGAGGTGATACTAGAAAAACTCGATTAACTTTGAGACAAATTAATGAGATTCGTAAAAGCAGCGAAGCTCATATTTTAGAACAAGAAAGTGAATTAAGTTTTATTCATAGTATGTACGCCCCTGCACCGGCACAACCTGCGTAATAAAACGCCAAAAATACAGTTTTTTAACTATTATAAGGCGTTTTTTTATAAATATTGTAAATAAGATACAGCCTTGCATGTAGATATCATAGGAGGATAAACATGACTGATCGCGCACAATTTGAAGCTATGCTAGAAGCTTTGATCAATGAAGATCAAGAAACAGCGAAAGAAATTTTCCACAACATTGTTGTTGGAAAATCACGTGAAATTTACGAAGAATTATTAGAATCAGATTTTCCTGGTGCTGAAGAAGAGGAAGAGGAAGAAGAATCTTCTGACGAACCTGCGGAAGATGACAGCGAAGACGATGATGCAGTAGACGCATTTGGTGATGAAGAAGACGATTCAGAAGATGATTCAGAAAACCCATTTGGCGATGAAGAAGATGACGAAGAAGGTGACGGTGATTTAGAAGACCGCGTACTTGATTTGGAAGATGCTTTGGAAGAATTGAAAGCTGAATTCGAAGAATTGTTATCTGGTGAAGAAAGCGAACCAGAACACGCCGATATGTTCGGCGGCGAAGAAGAACCAGCATTTGGTGACGAAGCAGGTGAAGAAGATGAATTCGGAGCTGACTTGGGTGACGATGATCAAGAAGTTAAAGAAATTCACCACTATCACCACGATGGAGATGCTGTTGATGAAGAATTCCAACAATTTATGGAATATGTAAACAAAGTTGCATTACCAAAACATGGTGACAATGGCGTTAATAACAAATCAGTTATTGATAACATGAAAAATAATATGGGTGGCAAAGTGATTGGCCGTTCAGCTGATGAAACCAAAGGCGGAACACAAGGCGGTCTATTAAACCCAAGCACAAAACCATTAAACAGTGGCAACGTAAACGTACCTGGTAACTCAAAAGCACCTAAATTAAATTCGGTGAGCAAAGGCCATGGTGCTGAAAAGAAAGGCGCTGGTGAAAAATCAGTTGCTGATAAAAGCATTATAGGCGGCAAGTAAGATATGTTGCATCTCCGAGAAAATCTAAGTTTTAACGAAGCACAGATAATCGTTGAATCTGACGATAGAGAAGGTAAAAACTTGCATATGTCGGGTATCTGCATTCAAGGAGGTATCCGCAATGCAAATCAACGTGTTTACCCTGTGAGTGAGATTAGCAAGGCTGTTAAGACCCTTAATGATCAGATTCAGAACGGTTATTCCGTACTCGGAGAAGTAGATCATCCAGATGATCTAAAAATAAATTTGGACCGTGTATCACATATGATAACTAATATGTGGATGGATGGTCCAAATGGTTATGGCAAGCTTAAAATCTTGCCAACCCCTATGGGACAACTAATTAAAACAATGTTGGAAAGCGGCGTTAAATTAGGTGTCTCCTCTAGAGGTTCTGGAAATGTCAGTAATGACGGTTCAAATGAAGTATCAGATTTTGAGATTATCACAGTAGATATGGTAGCTCAGCCCAGTGCTCCAGGAGCATATCCTACACCAATTTATGAACACCTTTTAAACAATAAAGGTGGTTATAGTGCATTGCGTATAGCGCAAGAAGTGAAGGGTGATCCGATGGCGCAAAAATATCTCAAAGAGAGCCTATTAAATATAATAGGCAACCTCCAATAATAGGGAGAATCACATGTTGGAAGCATTAAACAAATTATTTGAAAACAACGTGATTTCTGGAGAGATCAAAGAGTCAATTGAACAAGCTTGGGATCGTAAGATTTTAGAAAATCGTGAACAAGTTGCTCAAGTATTACGTGAAGAGTTTGCACAAAAATACGAACACGATAAAAACACCATGATTGAAGCAGTAGATCGTATGATCTCTGATCAACTTGTTGGTGAAATCGGAGAATTCGCAGAAGATCGTAGACAATTAGCAGAAATGAAAGTTAAGTATGCTAAAAAAATGACTGAAAGTGCTAATGTTATGAAAAAATTCGTAACACGTCAATTAGCATCAGAAGTTAAAGAATTGCACGAAGATCAAATGCAAATGGTTAGTAAATTTGAAACTCTAGAAAATTTCGTAGTTGAAGCTCTAGCTCAAGAAATTACAGAGTTCTATAAAGATAAAGAGGAATTGGCGGAAACCAAAGTAAGAGTTTTACGTGAAGGTCGTCAAGAAATCAAAAAAGTAAAAGAACAGTTTGTTCATCGTGCTGCAAAAATGGTTGAAAGTGTTGTAAACAAGGGCTTACGCTCAGAAATTACATCTCTTAAAGAAGACATCGAAGCAGCTCGCCGTTCAGAATTCGGTCGTAAATTATTCGAAGCATTTGCAGCAGAATATCAAACCAGTTATTTGAACGAAAAATCCGAAACTGCTAAATTACTCAAAGTCATAGACATGAAAGATCAAGCAATGCAAGAGGCAGCTAAAGCTGTTTTATCTGCAGAGAAAATCTTAGAAAGTAAACAAGCAGAAATTCGTATGTTGAAGGAAGCTCAACAAAGAAAAGAAATCATGGGCGAATTACTATCACCTCTAAATAGTGAACAGCGTTCAATCATGAGTGAATTAATGGAAAGTGTAAAAACTTCTAAATTAACTGAAAGTTTCGAAAAGTACCTTCCAGCGGTTATTGCTGGCAATGCTCCTCAAAAGAGACAAGCACTCGTAGAAGCTAAAGAAATAACTGGAAATAAAACTTCCAAAACTAATCGTAGCAGCGAATCGGAATCAAACATTATAGATATCCGTAGACTCGCTGGGCTTTAAATTTAAGGAGAAATTAAATGTCAGAACTACTTAATGGCCGTTGGGCGGAAACGAAAGAAGCCCTATTAGAAGGTCTACAGGGAACTAAAAAAACAATGATGGGTGTTACTTTAGAAAACACTCGTAGATACTTATCAGAAAGCGCAACTGCTGGTGGTACATCTGCAGGTAACGTTGCAACTTTAAACCGTGTAATTTTACCAGTAATTCGCCGTGTTATGCCAACCGTTATTGCTAACGAATTAGTTGGTGTTCAACCAATGACCGGTCCTGTTGGCCAAATTCACACATTGCGTGTACGTTATGCAGACAATGCAACTGGCGTAACTGCAGGTGAAGAAGCATTATCACCATTCAAAATTGCGGAAGCATATTCAGGTAACGATTCAAGCCCAGCTGGTGCATCATCAACTGCGT